TCAGCGCACGCGCCAACAGGTGATGGAATCGAGCGGCCAGTAACTCGTGACGCCGTCGCGGCATTTGATCTCGAGGACCGCGTTGTCGAACAGCAGCGCCCAATCCTTGAAATCGGCGAGATCGTAGGTGAAGGTCTTGGCGCGCCGGACCACCTCGATGACGGCCGGGCGGGCGCGCGGCTGCGGCATGGCGCTCACCCCGCCGGCCAGGGAACGCCGTTGATGACGACCCACGCCAGCATCGAAGCCAGGACGCTGACCACGCCGCGCATGATCCAGTCGAGGCGGCTGTGCACCCGGTCGAAGGATTTTGCGATCTGCCCGTAGCGCTCGGCGCATAGTTTTTCATGGCCCTCCAAGCGTTCCTCCAGGATGGCTGTTCTGATCAGGGGATCGAGAGACGCGGTCATTGATGTCCTGTTCCCGTTATCGCCGTGACGAATTGACCAACAGGTCCATCGCGAGCGCGCCCTGGCGCCAGTAGCTGGGCGCGGCGTTGCCCGAGATGGTGAAGCTCACCTGCTCGCCTTTCACGCGCACCGAGCGTTCGCCCGTCGAGGCGGTCACGCCGAGCGCGGGGTAGGACCGCCGTGACGTGCCCTTCACGCCGCGGACCTTGCTGGCGAAGGCGATGGCGTAGCCGCCTTGCAGGTCGTCGGCGTCGGGGCGCACGCCGTTGACGGTCAGTTGGCCGTCGCCGCGCGCATTGAAAGCGCTGGTGATGAACCACGACCGCGCGCCGCCGTCCTGCGTGAAGCCCTTTTCGTGGAACCAGACGCCGCCCGCCGTATCGGCCGCCAACGGATGCTCGAACACCGCCCCGTCGTCATAGGCTGTTCGCTCGAACAGGCCGCAGCTCCATGTGCTGCGGATCGTGTCGTAGACCACGTACCGCGAGCATTCGTTGCCGTCGCGGATATCGGGATAGAACCACCAGACCTCGGCGTAGTTCTTTCCCGTCACCCGGCTGGCGTAGATCTTGTCCTGTTGCACCCAGGCCAGATGATCGCGCACGTCGCGCGCCAGCGTGCAGGGCAATTGCTGCGGCTGCGCGCCGCCATAGGCGTAAAAGGCTCCCGTGGGCGTCATCCAGTACCAGGCCCCGGCGATCTGCGCGGCGGCGTTGGGGCCGATCAAACCGCAACCGCGCCCCATCTCGGTGAAATCGTACACCGTGTTCGGATTGCCGTTGAAACGCATCGACCACAGCGCGTCGGCGGTCCAGATGACGTTCTCGCGCGCGCCGCGCAGCCCCCGGACGATGCGCCCTCCCGCCGGCAGCGTATATCCGCCCGCGAGATTGGCGCTCGTCGGCGTCCAGGTCATATGGTCTTCGGCGTCGCTCCAATCGACCTGGAGCGCGTCGAACGCGCCGTCCAGATTCGAGCCGCAAGCCACCACGATGCGCTCCGCCGTCACGAACATCGATCCGATCTGCGTCGGCGCGCCGGGAACCTGGCGCGCCGTGGTGAGCGCCGCGACGGACACATCATGGACCGCGCCGGTGAAAGCGGCGTCTTTCAGCAGGCGAAGCTGCGTCGCTCCACCGCCCGCGTAGAAGGCGCGGCGGTAATTTCCGCTCGTGCCGATGCCCGCGCCGATCGTCGCGCCGCCGGACATCGCGGCGAGTGTGCCCGCTCCGACCGTGAGGTTCAGCGTCAGCAGGTGCCAGGCCCCGGCCTGAAGGACGATGTTCTGATCGAGTGACGACGAGGCGCCGGCGCTTCCAGCCGCGAAGCCGCCGCCCACGGACCACCCCGCGCCGCTCGACCATCCCGCCGCCGCGGAGAACGAGCCGTCCGTCACCAGCTCGGACGCGGCCACGTTCGGCGCCCATTCATAGAGCCCGTCGCCGCGCGGACTGCCGAGAAGGTTCTGCCCCCACTGGTCGAAGGCCCAGGTGCGCGCATACAGCGCGTAGGACGACGCGCCGCCGCCGTAGCCGCCCGCGCCGTAGCCGCCGGTGCCGAAGCCGAGGCCGCCCAGGCCGTCGGCCTGCCCCGGCGCGAGATAGGTGGTGATGTCCACGCGCGCCGCCGTTGGACCGGCGCCGGAGGACGCCGTCTGCGCGGCGGTGAAGGTGAGCGAGCCCGCGCTTTCGACCGTCAGCACCGTGTAAACGCCGTCGAGGGTCACGCCGCCGACGGCCGGAACGGTCGCGTTCTCAAATTTGAACTTCTGATCGGCGACCAAGCCATGAGTCCAGCCTGTGACGGTGACAACCGCCGCGCCGCTCACCGTCGCGAAACTGATCGTCTGCCGCGCGTAGCCGGTCGCCGGCGTGAGATCCGTGACCGTGCCGTCCTGGTCCATCACATAGAGGCGCAGGTGCGTGCCGAGCGCGGCATAGGCGTTGCGGGCGTTGTCCTGCCAGGTGAACAGACCTCGGCACAGGCCGAGCAAGGCCGACGCGCTCGCCCGCTCCCATCCGTAAATCGTCTCTGGCAGCCCGTTCACAAACCTGATTTTATCGGCGTCGATATAATAGCCTTGCGCCTTGAGCGGCGAGTCGTCTTTCCACACGCCGGGCTCGAAGGTGATGGATGTCCAGGTCACATGCGCTCCATGATCTTGGTGGATTTGTGCTTCGCGATAACGATCCGGGTCGGCGATGACGCCTGACGAATTTCTGCATTCGATTTCCGAAGCCGAGCGCATCGCGCGCGTGAAACGCGGCCTGCCGGTCCATCACGTTCTCGACATGACGGAGTTCCCGTTCGCTTTTGCAGCGAGCACGTTCAAGCGCTTCGCCGCCGCGGCCGCGCAATGGGCGAAACAGGAACCGAACGATCCCGGCCCGCATTCCATCGATGCCTGGGCGCGCGTCCTGATGGGCGACTACGTCGGCGCCGATGAAGCGATAAAGCGGTTCCAGGCGCTCCGTCCCGCCGAACCCCTGACACGCATGCGCTTCGCCGAGGACGTGCCCGGCGATCCGCTCGCGTTGCCGCCCGTGGAAGGCACATGGCCGGCCGGCCCGGCCTTTTTCATCGGCTGCGACCTCGCCTATCTGCGGCAATACGGCCTGCCGCTGCTTCGCTCCATAGCCGCGCACGCCCGCGGAACTGCGGTGCACGTTCATGTCGTGGGAGAAGATCGTCCGGACTTGAGCGGACTGGATCTACAGCTGACACTCACGACGGAAGACCCGGCCGCAATTCTGCGCCGCGGCGTCGATGCGAAAACGTACTATCACGCCGTCCGGCTCGTACGTTTCACCGAAGCGCTGCGCCGCGGCGGCGGTCCCCTGGTGATGTCGGACGCGGACGCGCTGGTGACGGCCGATCCGCGCCCGATTCTCTCGCTGCCCGGCGATCTCGCGCTGCGCGTGCGGGCGGGGCGGATCGAGCCGTGGCATCACTTCAGCGCCTGCCTCATCCGCGGCACCGCGGCCGCGCTCCCATATTTCGAGGCCGCGGCCGGCATCACCCGCAAATTCCTGAACAACCCGTTCTGGGGCTTGGATCAATACGCTCTGTTCGCCGCCTATCTCAGAACCAAGCCCTCGCTCACATTATTCGGTCCCGACACCGCGGGCGTCGTCGATGACGCCCCCGGCGTCTTTTGGTTCACCGCCGGCGCGGCCAAAAAGAGCCTTGCAACCAGCGAAACGCCCTTCGCCACGTTGTACCGGCGTTATTCCGCGTGATAGGCGGGGCGGATGGACTCACTTTCCGCATAATGTGTGATCTGGCGCCATGACGGCGGCCGGAATTTGACGAACGGCAGCTTTACAGTTTCGGCGCCCAGGCCTGAATCTTAGCAAGGACGTCGGAGAGCGGCGGTTGGCCTCCCGCGCTACGATTCGAATCAAATCGGGAAAATTTTTATGAGTATGAAGAAACTCACGCGGCATGCACTTCTACTTCGGAATCAAGCTCCGAGAAGAAGCGCTTGGTCCCACCTTACCATACTCGTGCGCGAGGCGTTCCAATCGCCGGGTATCTTCCGTCACGGCTTTTTCCTTGACCCGTTCAAGAACCTGCTCTTGGTCTTCCGCCAAGCGATCCAAATTGTTCAGCAAGTCGACCATGAGGAATTCTCTGGTCACTTTCTTGGGAAAGCTGGGCTTCATACGAAAATCAAACCAACGTCCACCAAGATTGAAGCGACCATGACGTTTGTGATTGTAGACGACAGTTTCGTTATAGAGCTGCGTCACTCCTACACCCAAAGCGTTGCGACGCGCTTCTATGCTCTGGCGGGATCGTAACGGGCTCCATCGCGCGGCCTTTACAACGATGCCGTACTTCATGGGGCCCTCACGTAGAAGATAATAAGCGCATAGCCGTCGCCGCCAGCGCCTGACGCGGCGGTCTGACCATTGGTGAAGACGCACGCAGCCCCGCCGCCTGCGCCGCAGCGCCCGCGACCGGCCGTCGCATTGGCGGTTGATGCCGTCATAGCCGCGCCTCCGGCGGCGAACGGACCGCCATCGCCAGCCGTTGCAGCTACGCCCGCGCTATTGGAGTAGCAGCTACCGCCACCTCCTTTAAAGCCGCCGTGGCCGGCCACCGAAGCAACGCCGTCAGCTGAACCGCCGCCGCCAGCGCCATCGCCGCCGTCGCCAGCGTTCGCATCAGTCCCGCCCGTTCCACCCTTGCCATAGCCGGTCGAGAACAACAGCGGGGCCGCGCCGATAGCAATCTTTGACACCGTGCCGGAAAGACCGTCGCCCATAACGCTGGCTGTTCCTGCGCCAAGCCCACCGCCGCCAGGGCTTCCGGTGTTAGCTGTGGCGACAGCGCTTGCTCCGCCAAGCCCAGCGCCGCCGCTGGAACTTGCGCTGTTTGTGACTGCACCGGATGAGAATAGAGGACTCGCGCCGCCGCTTGTCCCGACATTCGCGGTTCCGTTGGCACCCGAGTTTTTACCGTTGCCCCAAGGACCACCAGGCGATCCGCCACCCGTCGCGCAGCCAACAGTGCTGGTTGTTGAAGCAGAAGCACCTACCCCGCCCTGCGCACCATCAACATCGCCTCCATCATTAACAGAACCAATTGCTCCAGCAATTGAAGCCGATGCGTTACCCGCAAACGCGGCTTGCCCCGCGCCGCCGCCCGGGGCCGTGAACGTGACGGCCCCATCGCTGGCAGTACTCGATGAGCCCGCATTTCCGTTGGTTGCGCCGCTAGACGTGGAAGCCGCAGCGCCGCCCGCGCCAACCACAACCGTTAAGCTGCTGGCCCCGGCCGTGGGCTTGCGAATACCATGCGCGTAAGACCCCGCCGCGCCACCGCTCGCCGTGATCTTGCTGGATGTATCGCCCTCAACAGCACCGCCAGACGCACCGCCGCCAATCAAATGGCACTCCCACGCGACACAATTATCAGGGATTGGGATGGTGTATGTGGCCGCGCCTACAAGCTCTATAGGCGGCTGCTGAACAAGCGGCAGCTTGGCCGCCTTGAGCGCCGCAAGGACGCCGCCAAAAATATCGATCATGCTACGCCACCGTGATGCGCTTGACGCCGGGTGCGCCGGTCACGACCAGCACGTTCGCCTGTGACGCGAAGGCGCCCAGGACCAGGCTGTTGCGAAGGCCCGGGATCGGAACCGCGACCGTCTCGCCGGCCGGGATGGTGCGCTTTACATGATCGTCGGGTGACGTTGTGCCGCCGCACTCGAACGTGATCGTCCGGTCCACGGTGTCCGAGTTGTAAACCTGCAACTCGCAGACATCCATATCCGTCGCCGAGGTTTGCGCGGTGTGGATGAGAGTCCCTGGTGTCGCCGTCGCCGCCACCTTGATGCCGCGCCCGTCCGTCGAGCCCGAGAGCGGACGAACGGTGATTATCGTTGTCGTCATATTCCGAACACTCCGCCAAGAAGGATTTGGTTTCCTTCGTCGAATTGAAATCCAATGTTCATGCTGTCGCCGTTGTCGGTCTTCACGAGCGAACCGCTGACAGTCAGGGCCTCGTAGAGGTAAGCGGGCGTTGCCGCGGCATCGATCTTCACGGTGCCTGGTGATCCCGGCACACCCGCGACGGCAATGGCCGCGTCCATCTGCGTCTTGTTGACCGCTTGCGTTCCGTTTGTCGCGGCGCTGACCCCGCTGATCTGGCCCGCGACCGTGAGCGCGCCGGCTATCGAGGTCGCGCCCGGAATGACCGTCGCCGCGGCGTTGTAGTAATCGACGCCATCGCAGTACAGCAGCGCCTTCGCGCCCGCCGCGATCGCCACGCCCGTGCCACCTGAGCATTTAATGGTGACGGCTACAGACGTGGAATTATCAACGCTGAGGAAGTTCTGATAGCTGGGGAAGGTCAGGGTCGCCGCCGCGCCGGGCGAACCCGTCAATTTCAGCCGCGCGGCGGCGCCCGTGTTTCCGGTCGCGTAATTTGTCCACGAAATCGTGGCGTCGCCGGCGACGGCCAGGGATTGATACCCCTTCGCCGCCTGTTCCAGCATGGCGAGGTCGGTATTGATATACCCGCCCCACAGATTGACGTTGCTGCCGACGCTCTGAATCCTGAGCTGCAGCACGGGTGATGGGCTGTCGGTCATGGAACTCCCTTGTCGCTGGAGGCTCGTCGCCGCCATTACGGTTTGGTAGTCTGATACACACTCTCAGGGAGGCGTCTCGTGCGGATTGGATATTTGATCGGCGTAATGACGGCACTCGTCCTAACCCTCGGTCCGGCGATAGCCGCGGAGTCCGAAGCCCTGCCCGACTGGTTCAAGCAGCGTCACGCCGAAGCATTGAAGGATGGACCAAGCGGGCTCGTCGACTTGGGGTGCACCCTCTTTGGCCAATATCGATACGACTACGCATTTCGCCTGATGCAGGAAGCCGCGGAAGCCGGTGACGATGCCGCGGCGCTGTATGCCTCGTCATATCTGCGGGCAGGGGTTGGGACGAAAAAGAATGAGGACGCCGCCGATCGCATCGTGATGAACCTTGTGGTCAAGATTCGCGAAAAGCGATCTGCGCGATTCCCGACGTTGGACGACGCCGCCTCTGCGATCTATTCGGAAAAATGCAGCCCGAACGATCTAGGCACCTGGGGTTCTCTCATTCAGCTCGAGAAAAACTGTCAGGCTGCGGGCTCCCCTAAGCCGAAGTGGTGCAGCTGATCGCCCGCTCGAGCTCCGGTTTCCACCGCGCGAGACCTTCTTCGTACTGCTGGATGTCGCTCTGCAAAACCGCCCGTTCATCCGCACTTTTCGCTGATGCCAGGGCGGTCTGCGCCTTTTCAAGCGAGCGTTCAAGACCTCGATATGTCTCGATGGCATTTTGAACGCGCTTCCAGTCGTCACAAAATGGATCCGATTCGACGTCGGTCGGCGGCGGACGCACCATGCTGGAATCGCCTGTGTATGGGGGCTTTATTGCCATTGACGGATCCGCGCTATTCCGAGGCTTCCGCAGCCTGTCAGGCTGCCATCCGGACTCCTTCACCGGCGTCAGTCCATCGTCCGGCACCAGCATCGAGAACACGTCTTCGGTATAAAACTGGTCCGTCGTGATCGGCTTTCCCGGCACGCCGTAACCCGAGGGGTCCGCCCAGTTCCAGCCGGGGCGTTTCATTGGTGCATATGCCATCTTGTCTACACTCCATATAGAGCTATCGCGGATGGGCCGAGACCGTGGTGGGGCGCCCTATGCGGTTCATCTTCAACTCACCACGTTGCGATCCGTGACGCGCCGCCAGTTCGCGCCGTCCGTGAAAGCCGGCACGGCGCCGCCGGTTTCGTCGCTCACGAAAATCATCGCCGAGCGCCCGTCGCGCGCGGCCGCGCTGAACCATTCGGCGGCGTCCGGAAGGTCGGCGGCGCGGTAGCTGGGCAGCGGCGCCGGCTGCTTGCCCAGCGCGCGCACCCAGGCGACGAGGTCGCGCATCATCGCGACGCCCCAGGGCGGCGCGATGACCGGCGGCGCCGGCGCCTTAAGCAAGGGCCACCTGCAGGTTCGGCTTCTGCGGCATCGCCGCCCAGCGGGTATTGCGGTCGTCGCCCATGAGCTGGGCCAGCTTGAGATCGTAGGTGGCCTTCCAGACGGCGAGGCGGGTATCGTTCTCGAGATACAGGCACAGCTCCATCATGGCCGCGCCGACGTAGATGTCGGGATGACCGGTCAGCAGCCAGTTGGTGTCGGCATCCTCCTCCAGCGCCGGCAGCGCCTGGGCATAGACCAGACGTGCTACATAAGTGCTGTCCGGCACGGGACGCAGGTAGGCCCTTCGCGCGCCGACGATGGTGTATTTCTCCGGCCGGCCCGTCGCCGCCGCGGCGTATTGACTCCAGAGCGTGGCGGGATCGGCGAACTCCAGCACGCGCAACGGATCGCCGGTCAGGAGAAACGTGCGCGCGCCGGCGAAGTCGGCGGGGAAGTCGAGATACTCCACTCCCGCCGCCGTGCTCAGCGTGGCATCCACCGTTTCCATGTTTTTATGGCTGCCGCGCGCGATCAGGTCGCGCTGGATCGTGGCGGTGGCGTTGGCCACGGCGCGCTTGATCATGCCTTCGATCGTCGTGCCTTCGAACACCGGCACATCGGCGGAAAGGTCGTCGCGGTTGGCGGTGTCGGCAATGGCGGCGCGGAGTTTAATATAGCTGTCGATGGCCATCAAATTTTCCCCGGAACGGTCTTGAACTTGCAGTAGTCGCGGTCGTTGACGATCTGCTTGAACTTCTTCACGTCGTAGCCGGCGCCGGGCTGAAAGCCGCAGCGCCGCATGATCTTGCGGTGCTCGACCGCCGGGATGCGGGTCGCCTGCACCAGATCCTTGCCGCGATAGCCGGTGAAGGCGTTCTGCTGCGCGGCGTTGAGCTCCAGCACGTCGTCCACGCGCTGCTCGTGCTTCACATGCATGAGGCCGTTCTCAAATCGAACGGTGGTGCGGATGCCCAGCACCGGGTTCCACTTCACGTAGAGGCCGGGGCCAATTTGGCGGAATGAGAGATCCAGCATGTGCGAGGTTTCCCCTCACCTGCCCTCTCCCCCGATTTGGGGGAGAGGGTGCGGCGAGATTTAGGCCAGCGCGAACAAGGCCGCGTGGGCCTTGGGCGCGTCGACTTGCAGGGTGTATTCGGCCAGCACCATGAACTTGGCGGCGTCGCCGGTTTTCGCGAGGTCCTGCGTGCCCATGGGCCGCAGGTAACACAGCTTGGCGTAGCGCGAATCCACCAGATAGGCGGTGTCGTCCTCGCCGTTGGCGGTGGCGGAGTCCGAGGCCATCTGCACGTTCGACATCACGTCGATCTGCCCGAAGTTGGACAGCCAGGTGTCCACCGCGCCGATCAGCGCCGCCGGCCGCACGCCGTTGAGGGTGTAGCGGATCTGCGCGGCGCCGCCCAGGGACGACTGCAGCGTGAGATTGCTGAACGCCGTTTTATTGCGGGGCGAGAGCATCAGCATGTCGGGCTTGCCGCCGTCGATATGCGCCTCCTGCACCGCGCCGTTGAGGATGGAAAGCGACAACGCCCGCGCCGTCGTGGCGGTGAGGTTCCACGCGTCGGCGCCGTTGCCGGTGGCCGCGGTGTACAGGTTCGAACCCGTGAAGTCCGTGTTCGTCACGTAAGCCGCGAGACCGGCGCATTCGCGGACGGTGGACGTGCCGCCCGCCGCATAGGCATTGTTGTCCAGCAGGATCACCTCCATGTCGCGGCGCAGTTCCACCGCCTTGAGCATCTTCTGATTGTCGAGCTCGTTGGCGATGCCGGCCACCTCCACTTCCTGGGCCGTGCCGGTGACGGATCCGACCTTGCGGCTGATGGCACAGTAGTTGAACAGGCGTTCGCGCGCCGTGGCCGTGGCGGCGTTCGGCGTGTCGTCGCCTTCCAGCTGGAAGTTGGTCTTGGACGCCGCCGCCAGGGGCTGCACCTGCCATTCGTGTTTGGTGGAGGCGGGTTTTGGACCATGACCGATATTGGAGATGAACGGGGTCTCCTGCGGATCGATGAGCGCAACGATGTCGGTCAGATCCTCGCGGATGCCGACCATCGCATAGGTATTCTGAGCATTCGTCTGAAGTGCCATGATGATGTCCTTACAAGAATGCCCGCCGGCCGGCGCCGCGCGCTTCGCGGCCCGGAGGCAGGGCGTGTGCGTTGAAGAAGAAGAAGAAGACGGAGTTCGCGTCTCGTCCTTAAGACCGCGCCGCCCGCTTGCCGGAAGCGTTCGCCTGAGGTTCAGGTTCGCTCGACGGTGCGCGCGGGGCGGTCAAGGGTGACGGGTTAGCTATCGAAAATCGCGACGGAACAATTGCCGGTTCATTCATGATTGCCGGGAGGTTGTCACGCGTATGTCTTCTCGAACTGATGCCCCGCGCCGCCACTGGCATCCATCAGTGCTTTGAAGCCTTTGATAAAATCAGACATCCCGTTGCTCCTCAGCCGAAGCCCAAACCGCCGCCCTTCGAACTCGAGCGGCCGTCGGTGTTCGTGGTCGCGTTCTGGGAAGCGTTCGATTGCGTGCCGAACAAGGGCGTGCCCGCGCCCAGCCAGGCGAGATTCTGCGACTGCCCGGCGCCGCCCGCGCCGATGAGGCTGTTGGCGAGGTCCGCGTTCATCTGGAAACCCTGCTGGCCCAGCGCGGCCTGGGCGCCGAGATTGCTCTCCAGCGCGCGGCGGGCGTTGTCGCGCATCTCGTAGCCGCGGTAGCCCGCGTCCACGTCGAACATCTCGCGCCGGTTCTGCATCTCGTTGTTGAACTGCTTCGCGGCGAGATCGTTCGACACATTGAACTGCTGCGCGCCGAGCTGCTGCCCGGCATTGAACTGGTCGGCGGCGAGCCGGTTGCCCGCGTTTGCCAGCGCGGCCTGCAAGCCGGCGGACTGGTTGGACTGATCGGCCGCCAGGCGCCGGTCGGCGTCCTGCATGCCGAGCGCGGCGGCGGTGTTGAAACCGCCGGCGCGCAGATCCGCCGCCAGCTTGCCGCGGCCCATGGCGGAATCGGATGCGAACCGGCCTTCCGCGACGCCGGTGCGCTTATTGCCGAAGGCGCCCGCGTTCCCGGCGCGCAGGGCCGCGCGCGCCTCGGCGGCGCCGCTGTCGTAGTCCGCCAGCGCGGCGTCGAGCACGTCCTTCATGTAGGGGTTCTGATACGCGCCCATGAGCTGCGCGCCGCGTTGCGCGGCGATGTCGCGCGCCGTCACGTCCGACGCGCCGATGTCCCGCGCGTTCACCGATCCCGCCGCCGCGTCCTCCAGCGGCCTGTAGGTTTCGGGATAGCGGCGCGCGAGCGTGGCGAGGGTGTTGGAGGAACGGTTGTCCGCCGCGTCCTTCCAGGAGGCCGCCGCGTCGCCGAGCTGCGCGCGGATTGCGCCGAGCCCGGCCGCATCGCCTGCTTGCAGCGAGGACGAGAGCCAATCGGCGCCCTGCCGCTGCGGAGCAGAAAGTCCGCCCGGCGAAAGCTGCGCCTGCATCGCCCGCCAGGCGTCCTCCCACCCTTCCGGCGCCAGCGGCCGGCTGGTGGACGCGTTCGTGCCCGTGACGCTTTGCAGGCTGGACTCGTTGTTCCGCCTGCCGTTCACACTGCCGCTCATGACTACAGATCCTTATACATGCAGATGCCCAGCTTCCGTCCGCCGGCCACGGCGCGCTGCCAGCCGTCGCGCACCGCCAGCAGCGTGGCCCGCTGGCAACCCATCTTGCGGCCGTAATTCTCGATTTCGGTTTGCAGGAGCAGGATGTCTTTGAGCCGCCCGCCGGCCAGGAACACGTTGATGACCTTCATGCGCGGATAGACCGCGAAATCGGTCACGATCCCTGACCCATTCCTGCGCCAGAGTTTGTAGCCGCCGGTCACGAGGCCGGTGAGGATGTCATCTTCCGTATGGGTGCCCTTGGTCTCGGCAATGGCCGCCAGCATGGCCTCGCGGCACAGCGCCCATTCCTGAACGATGTCGAAAATCATGGGTGACCTTGTTGTAATGAGAACCGAACCCGCTGCCGGCTAGGGCGGCGGCGGAAAACACGCTAGACTGGGTTCGATGAACCTCAGGTTGATCTCATGAACCGTCATGCGTTGATCGCGTTTGGAGCCGTGGTTCTTATTGCCCTCGGCGGCGCATATCTTCTGACTTCGATTGACCGGAACGCCGAGGAAACTGTCGGAGTCTCCGGAGCTTCGCATAACAAGGGGCCAGTCGTGCCTAGCGAACCGCCAGCACCGGATCTCGGAACGTCCGCGAAGTTCGATGCCCCGCCCCCCGTTGCGCGCGATTGGCCCGATACGTGGTTTCCAACAGCACCAGCCCGGCGGACCACAGAGCGATAGATATGGCTAGGTTTCTCCGTACTTAAATCTCTGCCTCGCGTTTATTGCCTTGGTCTGATCCGCAAGTTCCTTTTCCGCCTGGGAGAGCTGACCTCGCAAGTCAGCTATTTCGCTGTCGAAGGCATCTTGCTGTGACGGCAATCTCTTTGACTTTTCCTGTTCCAAACGCGCGATATTGCGACGCGCTTCACTGGTTGCGGACGATGGTTCCGCACACCGGAAAATGCCGGCGTCGCCTTCAAACGCCCTTCGTCTTGCGCTGCGCCTGCAGATAAGCCACGGCATCGCTGAGCGATCCCGTCGCTTTCAGCTTGCTGCGCGCGCTCTGCGCCGCCGTGTGGTGCGCGGCCTGGGCGCTGACCTTGGCGCCGGGACGCACCACGTTCGGCTTGTCGGCCACCATGCGCTCGATCCGCGCCTTGCCGGCCTGGAGCTCGTCGAACTTGCGGGCCTTGTCGAGGATGGCGACGGCATGAGGATCGTTCAGCGCTGCGGCCAGGAAATCGTCGCCGTAGCCATAGGACTTGGCGTAATTGATCGCGTCCGCGACACCCTTCTCGGCTTCGGCCGCCGAGGTCCAGTAATGCTGCGCGAGATGCCGGTCACGGTCCGCCTTGGCCGCGGCGAGATGTTCGTCGCGCTGTTCCCGCGCAAGGTCGCGCGCGGCGGACAGTTGCTGCATCCGGTCCACCTGCTGCGCGAAGCGCGCGAGACCGTTGACCGGATCCTCGGCCAGCAGCGCCTGAAGGCTCTTCGGCGAGTTCGCCTGGTGTTGAAGGCGGCCGAGCGCCTGGTCCAGCGCCATGATCTTCTGCGCGCGGATCGCCTCGATGGCGCGGCGCTCTTCGGCGAGGGCCTGGGTCTTGCGGGTGTGGTCGGCCTTCAGCATGAAGCCTTCGCGCACCTGATCGAGGCTGACACGCAAACCGTCCCCTGCAATTCGCGCAGGACATTGCCGCCCGACATCATGGAGGCCGTTTCACGGGCGTTGAACCGGCTTCGATCATGAAACCGTGGGCCGAGGACGAGAGGCCGGCCTTGATCAGCGCGTCATTGATGCGCCGGACCTGGCTTTCGATCTCGTTGGCCAGCGCGCGGTTCTCGGGGCTGTCCTTGCCCTTGCCGAGGTCGTTCTCCAGACGGTAGCCGCTGGCGAGATCGAAGGTCGTGGCTTCGGTCTTGTCGCTGGGTTTGCCGCCGAAGAGTTTGCCGAAGGCGTCGATGGCTTTGCCGGCCAGGGCGCCGGCCGCGCTCCCAATGAGGCCACCGAGCGGCCCAGCGAAAGCGCTGAAGGAGCCGAGCATGCCGGTCAAGGCCTCGGTCGCTTTGCCGCTGACGAATCCCTTCAGCTTGCCGGAAACGGTGCCGCCAATATTGTTGACGAGATCGCCGATGCTCTTGATCTTGCCGTCGAGAACCGACTGCAGGCTGCCGGCGAGCGTGTCTTTGAGACTTTCGCCGACGCTTGCCCAAACCGCATTGATATCTTCGGCGGCCTTGTCATTGGCATCGACAGCCTCTTTACACGCGTCAGCAACGCCGTCAACGCCGGCACTCATTCGAATGAACGTCTCTTGCATCGCTGCGTCGAGGTCTTTGTTGGACAAGCCCACCGCCAGCTGAGCGTCGCTGACCCCTAAAATAGCCGCGGCGACACGCTGTTCCTGGCTCACCCAGTCTTTAAGGCCGGCTCCGATGACAGCGTAGTCAGCGGTGACGTTGTCGCTAGCGGCCTCCTCGACGGCGGCAATCCTGGCGCGGGTCTCGCCGAGATTCTCAAGTTCATCCTGGTATTGCTTGATTCCTTCGAGAGGAGAGACAACAGGTTTCGGAAGCACCGAAGATGCGTTAAATGGCGCCGGCAGTCCCGCAGCGAGCAATTTCTCGTATTTCTGGATAGTCGTCATCTGATCTGCCGCCAGGTGGCGGTCGCCGCGCGCAGATGTCTTTTCGTATTCAGCTCTCGTGATTTTGATAAGTTGCCGAAGAACGTTGTCTTGTTCTTGAAGCGCTCGCTCCGCTTCCCTCATCCGCTTCTCGGTAGCATCCGAGTGCGTTACCGGGCTGGCATTTTGCAGTCTAGCCGCTTCATATTCTTCTTTTGCCCTCAACCGAATGGGCTCATGCGGATACTTTTCCAATAATTCAATCAATTCTTCGATCGTGGAGATGGGGCCGAATTTCATCTCCGGCACTTTTGGAAGCCGTAGTCCAAATTTTTCCAGCAGCTCCTTCCCGAGCGGAGCTGCTGCATACTTGAATAAGGGCCTGGCTGCTTGAGCACCTTTAACAAGCGTTTCGCCTACGCCCTTTAGCCCCGCTTCCAATGGCAGAGAAGATATTGGATCAAGTGGGCCAATATCGACGAGCGCTTTAACGTTTTTGAAGAAAGCCAGCTGCCGGAGAACCTCCTTGTCCGTGAGGTCACGACGTTTTTCCAATAACTTTTCTGTCCGCGCGAGTTCCGCAATGATCTTTTCCGCCTCAGCCATACGGCTGCGGAGGCGTGCATCTGTATTCGTTGCCATGGAAAATGCGAGTCCTTGCGTCCAATTGAGCCGTACTTGGGAACGTGGAAACTTGGTTGAATTTGAAAATCGAGCACGCAAATCAACGCTTTCGGATACTTCCACTCACGTCCGGCACGCTCTCGGCCAGGTCCATGAGTTCGTCGTACATCCGGGCTTTGCGGCCGGGGTGGCCCATGCCGTGGCTTTCCATGTAGCCGTCGACGGCCGCCATCAGCTCGCGCAGCGTCATCGACCAGAACACCTCCGGCGGAAAGCGGAGCCACCCCATGCCGAGCTCCATGTAGCGGTAGAGCGGGAAGCGCTCTACGCCGCGGCCGTGGTCTCCGCGTCGTCTTTTTTTTCGGGCTGATCGGGTTCGCCGGTGCGGAAGACTTCCGTCACCAGCGCGATCATCGGCGCGTACCACCTGGTCGGCCCGGCCTGGAACACCGCTTCGCGGAACTCGTCCTCCCTGTCGACGTTCGCCGGCGGTTTCGCCGCGTGGCGCGCGGCGACATGCACGAAGCCGACAAGCTCCGTGTAACTGAGGCTGAGCGTGCGCACCTTGGCGCTGAGATGCAGCACCGGCATTTTCAGCGTGTTCTCGAGATCGACGACAAAAGCGAAGCTCGGGCGCGTGGTGAAAGCGATGTCGCCCACCTTGAACTCGACTTCGCCGCGCATCGGATTGGTCATGTGAAACCCCTTGAGGTCGATTGACGTGGAAACCCCCTTCCCTTCAAAAGGTGCGGCCCGCGGGAGGGGGACTCCACCGCGGGCCGCGGGCGCCCGGCCGCGGCCGGGCTCAGCCTGGCGAGGGGTTACGCGCCAGGCGTGAACGTGAAGGCGCCGTCGGACTGAAGCGTGGAGGAGAAGGTCTCCGCGCCGTCGTGCGCGCCGCTGCGTTGCAGGCTCGCGATCACGACCGCGCCCTGATAGACGTCGCCGTTGCCGGCTTCGAGCTGCACGCTGACCGGAACGCGGTCGAACGCGTCCTGGAGCAGGCCTTCGAACGAGGCGCTGTTCTTCACAATGCCGTCGAGCGAGATCTCGATGGACTGGATGCCGCCGTCGGCGAGCATCTTCTGCCAGCCCGAGGCGTTGTCGCTGACGTCGACCGGGTTGTTGTTGATGGTCATGTTGGTGGTGCGCACGCCGCCGACGGTGACAAAGCTTTCCACGGTGCCGCCGTCGCCGCGCTTCAATACAAACGCGCGGCCCTTGAAGCCTTCAGCCATAATTCATTTCCTTTCGAGAGAAGTGCGCGGTGAAGCGCGGTTTTCAAAGTACGTCCGCCAGGTCGATCCTGGGGAACGCCTCAAGCGCCGAATGAGGCGTGGCGTTGAGCACGGAGACGCCGATCTCACGCAGATCGGCGGCAATCTGATGGAGCGCGCGGGCGAAGTGGGTCGCGTACTTCCAGGGCTCGCCCACATCGCGGCCGTCCCAATGGGTCCGGCCGCCGCGGCACACCCGCATGTCATAGCCGGCGAGCACGATGCGGTCGGCGCCGAGGTGGTAGGCGAGGTTGACCGCGCCATGCCCGCATGTGAGACCGTTGGCGAGTGTATCCACGTCGCGGCACAGCCCGTGGCCGGGCCGCGAACGCAGCCGGCGAACGTAAGAGGCATCCACGCCGGCATCGATCGTCACAACCGCTCCGCCGGCGTCCTTCAGATCCAGGCAATCCTGCGCGTGCGCACGGATATGTTTGCCGTGATAAAACAGCGCGTGGATCCGCGGACCCCATAGAGGCTTCGCCCAAAAGGCCGCCGAATTGCAGGTCACGACAGGCTTGCCGCGCAACCACGCGGGATCGATCTCGGCGAGCGATGGGCCGGAGCCCAGGCAATAGACCGTCTTCCCGCCGTAAAGACGGGGAACACGCCATGCGGTCATGGGCTTGGCCTAGGCCGAAAGCAGGCAACGGAACTTGCTGATGCCGTGCAGGGCGGCCTTCTCCTCGTCGAACACACTTTCGGAAGACACGAAGACAAGCGCGGCGACGCTGTAGCCGCTCACCGCCAGGTTCTGATCGTGAAGCGCGTTATAGATTTGCCCCTGCAGGGTCTTCAGTTCCTCGCGGCCCGAATCCTGCGACCAGACGTGGATGGTGATGACGACATCCTCGCCGTGGGATTCGCTGGTCGACCAATCCTTCGCGGCGTCGTCTCCGACGAGCACAAAAGGATAGGCCGGCGGATCCGGCACCACATCGTAGACGGAAACAGGGGTTACCGCCGTCATGACCGCGGCGGCGACCGCGTCCTGCAAGGCCCAGGCGGATCCACTCATGTGTCACCCTCGGAAAAGAAAAAGCCGCCAGAGCGGAGACGCTTTGGCGGCGGACATAAAAAAGCCCCGTCGGAGGACGGGGCGCGGAAGTGGTAGGGTATATTTAGCCTTATACGCCGCCCGGCGATTTTTCGTCAAGCAAAAAATCGCGTGGTCCGCATTTTTCCGCGATCACGTCCACATAACCGCCGACGCGCGGCGGGTCGGCGTTGCAGGCGGGGTCGGCGTGCAGGCCGAGCATCGCGGCGAAGAAGGGCAGCAGCCCCGCGCCGTGCACCGTCAACGCGAAACCGGAGCGCAAGAGGCCGGCCGCGACGTTTTTCGGCATGTCGGCGATGAACGTGTCGAAGTCCATCTGCTGGCGCGCCATGTGGCTGTTGGTGTCGAAGACGTACGTCTTCCCGCGAAAGCGCAGCGAGAGCGCGCCCGACTCGGCGTCCGCCGCCTCATCCTTGGCGTAAGCGTGAAGCCGCCCGCCCGCGCGCGAACTGTCCAGGCCGAAAAGATGGAACCGGTCGGCGCCCATCGCATGACCGAGCTGCATGGCGCGCAGTCCCACCGTGGTGCCGCCGGGAACGACGAACCACGGGCGGCGCGGCCAGCAGGCGCGCAAATACTCATTCGGTTCGGGCCCCTCGTCGAAATCCTGGCCCGCGTGCCAAAGGAAGACGGGATAATCCTTCAGCGCATCGAACGTGTCGTCATGACACTGTGAGGCCAGGAAATAGCGGACATCCTTGCGCGGACGCGCGACATAACCGGCGACCCAATCCTTCGGATCGAGCAGCACATGGCCCCAGGGCACGATGCCGCGTTCGAGCAGCCAATCGTGGGACTTGTTGACGCTGACGATGTTCGCGCCCTGCCGCTTCAAAGCGCGGATGGCCTCGCACTCGCGCGCGATCGACGGTCCGCCGCCCACGATGGCCCAGGTCGTCGCGGCGGACGCGCAATCGTGGAACGTGGGCAGCCCGCGCGCCATCGCGGCGCCGGCGCGCCGGCGCACCTCGGCGCGGCCGATCCGCCCGCCGCCGCTTTGCAAAAGCCGCGCGCGAATCCCCGCGCCGCCCGCATCGTCGAGGCGCGCGAAAGCCGTCATGGGACATCCGGAAATAAAAAACCCCGGCGGAGGCCGGGGCGCGAAACAGGTACGGTATATTTTCGAGTGTGCGCGCGCGACCTATTTTTCGTCAAGATAATTCGCCATCGCCCCCGCAAGAGAGAGAGACCGGCCGGTCCCCGGCAAGAGACCGGCCGTCTCAGTTTCATCCTACTTGGCGTCACATCCTAGTCGCGGCGCGGATTGTTGGGCGCCGGGTCGTTGCGGTTGCGCACGCCGTCACCGTCACGATCGCGGTCGCGGCCGTTGCGGATCCCGTCGCCGTCACGATCGCGGTCGAAGCGGTTGGGAACGCCGTCGCGGTCCTGATCGCGGCGCGCGAAGTCGCGATAACGGTCGCGGTCGCGGTAGAAGCCGGAACGGCGATAGTTGTCGTTCCAATAGGTGTCGAAGCTGAAGGTCAGCATCGGCAGGGCGATGCGCGGGCCGTATTCGACCACGCGGACCGGACGGCCCTGATAGCGCAGGCGCAGGTCCTCGCCTTCCACCCAGCCGCGGACGCCGCGCACGCTGACGTCGCACCAGTCGTAACGGTTGATACAGCCGTGAATCTGGACGCGGGTGTTGCGGTTGAGAGTGGTCACGCGCGGATAATCATCGTCGGGACCGGCGCGCAGCGCGGTACGGCCGTCGGTGAAACCTTGCGCGGCCTGGGCGGCCGCCGGAAGAGCCATGACCAGTGCGGCGAGCGGCAGGGCGTAACGGGCGTGAGCGAGAATATTTTTCATGAATGCCTCCAAGAACGAACAATGCAGAGCGCGCATAACGCGGGGGCGCGATACAAAGTTCATTCGACGAGGCCGGCGTGGCGCGAGCGCGGCGGCATTTGGGCAAATGCCGCCGCATTGGCTCAACCTTCGCGCGGGGCGTGTGACGGCCGGGACAAATGCCCCTAAGCCGCGGCGCGCCGGGCCGCCGATTTGTTATATTCGATCAAGCGGCACAGGGCGGTGCGCAGCTTGTCGAGGGTGCGCGGATTCGTGCGGCGATAGACCACCGCGTTGACGAGCGCGTCATAGACCGCGCGCTCTTTCAGGAAACTCACCACGCGTTTGAGGCGCGCCTGCGACTCCGCCGCGGTCGCGTCGTCCCAGACCCCGCCGTCGCCGCTGGGCACGAATTGCGCCATGAGGCTCTGGGCGAAGGGCGGCTTGAAAACGCGGCCCCACAAAAGGCCGAACTCCATGCCGGCCACATACATCCGCCGCGACTGTTCATGATCGTCCGAGAGATAGCCGCGCACGTACAGGATCCCGAGCGGATGCTCGGCATAGGCGGGATCGGCGCCGCCGGCCATGAACGCGCGCTTCGCGATCAGTTCGGGCGTGCCACAGTCGATATCCGGTCTGTTGAGCTTGGGACGGCCGCGTTTTGTCATGGAGGCGATCCTTTCCTGGTGATATGCGTCCGAATCGAACCGACGCAGGGACGTATAGCACCATTTATAGGGACGATGTCAACGATTCCCTTGCGTCCCTCCCCGGATTTGGCAAAATAGCCCCCATGGATATCGCACCGCAGAAACCCCGCCTTCGCAACCGCATCAAGGAATTCCGCCTTGCGCGCCAATGGTCGCTCGAGAAGCTGGGCGCGCGCGCCGGCACGACGCGGCAGCAGATATACAAGCTTGAAAACGGTGAATTAAGACTGTCGCAGGGATGGATGGAGCGCCTCGCCGAGGCGTTCGGCGACGGGATGCGGCCGGCCGATTTCCTCCCCGACCAAGAATTGAAAAGACCCACCCCCAACCTCTCCCGAGAGTTGGTTGCGTCTTCAAATCAAACCGCATTAGCATACGAAGATAGGGATTACCGGTCCGGTCCTAGGGATCTTCCGATCCTAGGGTACGTGAAGGCCGGACAGATGGGGCTGTTTATTGACCAAGGCGAACGCCAGGGGGTTACAGTGCGCCCAGAAGCCCTACGCGATGTGCGGACCGCTTATGCGGTGCGCGTCCACGATGTCAGTATGTCGCCGGCGTTCGAGCCCGGCTACGTGCTCCATGTCGACCCGACCCGGCCCGTGCGGCCGGGGGACAATGTGGTCATCCAGACGGTCGACGGCCAGGCGTTCATCAAACGCCTCGTCCGGCGGACCGAGCGGGTCACCATCTGCGAGCAGTTCAACCCGCGCGAACCCATGGAATTCAAGCCGGCGAGAGTGAAGGCCATTCACATGGTCGTCGGCTGCGCCATGGTCGAGGTTTAGGCGCCTCACGCGGGGGGCTTTCCGCCGACTCGGGGAGGCGCCTCCCTTTCCGAGTCCCTTGACACCGGGCGGGAGAGTCCCTATTACTGGGACGTTCGGGCCTTAAGGAGGGATCGGGCGGCATGCCGGACGACGGCGGCGGAAAAACGTCCAGACTGCACGGCTCCGCCCCCCTCCATCTGCGCGCCCTTCTCGCCCTTCACGACTCGCTCTTCGCCCCGCGCTTTCGCGCCCTCGAGACTTACGGCGAGGCACCGCCTCCCCCGCCGTCGCTCGCCGATGTGCTCAGGGCCGCCGAAGCCGCGCTGGCCTGGCATCGGGAGAAGGAAGCCGAGGTGGCGGCCGAACTCGCCCAGTGCCGCGCGCGCGGCGGTCCCGCGGCCCTCATCGACGACGCGGCGCGCACGCTCGCGCACCACCGCGCCGAGCGCGCGCGCATCGCGGCGGAGTTGGCCGCGCTGCGGTGATTGTTTTCGTGATTCAGTGATTGAAGTTCGTCGTGAGCGACAGGCGGAACGCCCGCGGCGCCATGCGGTTCAGGGTCTCGTTGCGGTTCGCCGTCCAGGTGTCCTCGTCGAACACGTTGCCCACGCGCGCGCGCAAGGTGGCGGGCACATCGCCGAGTTGGAACGCGTAACGCAGGCCGAGATCCAGGGTGGTGTAGCCCGGCGTATAGACGCCGGCGCGCGGGTTGAGCAGCATTCTCGAGTAATAGTTCACCTGACCGTCGATCGACAGACCTTTGAGGAACGCGAGTTGATAGGTCACGTTCAGCAGCGCGTTCAGCTTCGAGACGCCGACGGCGCGTCCGATCAGAACGCCGCGGTCGATGAGTGCGCCGCGCCGGTCCGCATCGAGCAGCACCAGGCCGCTCACGATATTGACCGACGGGCCCGGACGGCCGACGAAAGAAAGCTCGAGACCGCGATGGCGCGCATCGCCGATGAGCCCGTACACGTTGTTCGCGTCGAGCCCCGGGGTCGGCTTCTCGATCTCGAACAGCGAGCTGATGAAGGTCATCGCCGGCGAGATGCGGTAGCGCAGGCCGAGTTCGTACTGCGTGGCGAGCACCGCCGGCAGCACTTCGTTGCGGTTGGCCGCGTTGCTGGGCGCGGTTCCCGATTCTTCCAGGCCGCGCACCGTGGTCGCGAACAGCGTCAGGCTTTCCGTCGGCGTGAACGTCGCCGCGAAATCGTAGAGCCAGGGGGAATCCTGGTTGCTCAGCGTCGGCTGGCCCGGCGGCGTGCGGTCCTTCTCGTAGCGCGTCTTCAGGACGGCGCCGCGCAGCCAGAGGGACCGGGTGAGGTCCGCCTCGTATCCGGCGCCGGCCATCACCTGGCGCGTTTCGTCGAATGTCGGCGCGGCATCGGGCAGCGGCGCGGGCGCCGGCATCGACGTCGGCAGTCCGGCTTTCATGTCGAAGAAGCCCAGCGGCGCCGCCACGCCGGGGCGGAAATTGCTGTCGGACACGCGCCAGCGCAGGGTCCCGAACAGGCGCTGACCTTCGCTCGTCTGCCAATGCATGCGGGTTTCGACGGCCTTCGAACTCGCGTCGCTTTCCCGGCCGCGCACCACGGTGGCCGTGCCCACGCCGGCGCCGTCGATGGTGAGGCTCGTGAAGTCCTGGCGCCAGCGGTCGAGCTTCGTCCACACGAACGATGTCTGCAGCCCCACGTTGTCCGAAAAATTGTAGCGCGCGATGGCGCCCGCGGCGAACTGCCACTGGCTGAAGTGCGCCCAGTCGGCCCAATAGCGGTTGGGAACCGGCATCGCGTCCGGCAGGGTCGTGCCCGAAAGCACGAAGCCGTAGTCCCCGCCCGGCTTGTAAAAGCGGTCGGCGGAGAACATGCCGCGGACCTGGAATTTGTCGCTCGGCCGCCAGGTCGGAACGAAGGCGAAGTGGCGCGGACGGCGCTTCTGGCCGTCGTAGCCGGTGTCGTTCATGATGTTGACGCCGTAGGCCGCGCCGATGACGCCGTCGCGGGTCGCGGCGGAGCCTTTGAGCAGCCAGGCATGGCCGCCGTAATCGCGCACCGGCGAGGCTTCGAATTCCTCGCGCAGGCCGGGCGCCGCGCTCGCGAGGCGGTATTCGACGATGCCCGACGGCGCCGGGAAATCGACGCCGAGCGCGTTGATGCCGACGCGGATGGTCGTGCCGTCGAGGGTGAGCGGGACGATATTGGCGGAACGGATGAAGTAGGCGCCGTCGAGACGGTAGTTGCCGGAATCCTGCAGGCTGAAGCCGCGCACGGCCTGCTCGTTGTAAAGGCCGATCTGCTCGGAACCGACTTTTTCGCCGAACGCGTCGACCGCGACGGTCGCGACGTTGGTCGCCGACTGCGCGAAGGCCGCGGCGAGAGGAAAGACGCTGAAAGCGGACGCGAGTAAACCGCGGCGCACCAAGCGCCGCGCCGTGTTCGCGGACGCTTCGCCGCGCGGACGCGCGCAACGCTGGCTTTTGATGGACAT